CATAAAATACATTCTTTATGTAGTTGTACAGTACAGTCTCTATCATTTAGCCACTTCCTTTTGATCTTGGTAACCCATTTAATGACTTCTCAAGAACATTATCCTGATATACGGCCCTTACAGCAGATCCCGAATCTGGGAATACCCTGCCCATAGCAACATAGCTACCCATGACTATCGCTGTGCCAAATTCATCTCCACCAGTCTGCATACTGGCTTTATTTGCCACATCGGCTACAGTTTCCTTTAAGATCTGCTGCATTTCGGCTGACTTCATCAGCTCTCTCAGGCCTTTTATATCTAACTTAAAATCAACTCTATTCATAACGCTCCACAAATACCTTCTTATTCCACTCTAGTGGTATATTGGCTTCAATGCCTTCCTGTGGAATACCAAAAGTGTGCCAATCTTCTCCAAAGAATGTTACACGCTTATCCTCCCAGTCGTTAGTATCGCCTTTTGGAATAGCCAGCGTATAAACAGCCTTCTTACCATACAGATTGACAGTATCCAACAACTCTGTGCTGGATGTTGGAGATACAAGCACATTTTTCACACTTACCGGAGTCTCTTCATAAGTCTGAGCTCCAAATGGATCCGTGCTGTCCACTGTCTGCGAATAGAGTGTTATTGTGATGCCCTGGATCTTAGCCATTATCATCACCATACCATTCGATTACACCATACCTCTGGCGTTTCAGTCCGAGCCTCTTGAGATCGTTACGCATGATACAGTTTGCTATACCACCGCCAGGCACCGCATAAGTACCACTCCAGGAATATCCAAGAGCACTCTGCGATTCCTGAGACATAGGCTCTGTATCTGTGTTCAGACTCATGGCCCTAACTATTACATCAGTACACACAAGCTGTACCACGCTATTATAGTTATTATCTTCTGCTATCATCGCATCCAGATCTTTACCAACTTTATCCGCCTCATATCTAAGTGCATCAGATACCATCGGAATCAAGGCACTGATTCTGGTCTGCTCAGCAGTTGTATATGTACCGCCTGAGATTGCTAAAAACTCAGAAAGTGTTATGTATGATACAGCCATTTTGCTCCTCCTTATGAGCTGTGTTTAATTACCATTCCAAAGGCACTCGGATCAAGGATGCCCCATCCGATAAACGCTTCTGATCTGAGCAGTACTTCATTAGCTCTCTTCAGATCATAGGTGCCACCGTCCGGATTACCATATTCAATAACTTCCAGAGGCAGATTCTTTGCAAAGCCCCATCTGAAAGCACTGAAGTCTCCAGCGATACCAAAGATATCAGCAGCATCAAGTTCTGTGCTTACTGCGAGTTTAGCAGCACCAAGCTGTGCCGGAGCTCCACCAAATGCAAAGTCCGGATAAGCAGGCTGTGCACCACCGCTTGTAGCCTTCAGGCCAGCGATATCTTCTCTGAAGTCTGAGCTGATTGCGATACCATTCAGAACTTCAACTTTACCGATAGCCTCTTCGAGCTTGTCAACCGGATTGTCTGTACCAGCAGTGTAATCAACTACATTAGATCCACTGTTGTAGTTAGCGATAGCATAGCCAAGATTGTTATTGCCGATTACTGCACTAGCTGTGCCGGAATACGGATCATAGCCATAGCCAGCCATGATATCAAGGCCCTTAGCCAGCTTACGAGCAAATCCTTCAGCAAATGTGCTCAGAGTATTCAGCTGAGCCTCTTCACTTGCATACATAAACTCTTCAGATACTCTGCTCTGATATACAACCTTAATCGGTCTGATTGGTACTGATGTTACAGTAGCATCGCCAGCCGGTTTAGGATCTCCCTCACCAACTACAGCAACTTCATTATCCATCGAAAATACAAATACATCTTTACCAGCAAAAGGTATAGGCTCGTTCGGGGAAAGTGCTGCAAAAGCTGACTTACCCTTTACGGCATTAAAAATTTCTCTCTCCAGCTGAGCTGGGAAAAGTGTTGACTGTGTTATTGTAGCCATTATTAATCTCCCTTCATTTGTGATAACATTTCTCTTAACGCTGAGTCTCTATCATTACCCTTTACCACCGGCTCTGAACTACCTAAAGGTGCTGCTGGTTTTGCTTTACCAACTACCTCTACCAATGCTTTTGCATCAGCTCTTATAGATTCCTCATCATCACCTGATAGCCTCGCAGCCAAATCAAAAGGTAAACCAACTTCATGTGCCACCCTCGTTTTTACTGAGTCGGTCTCATACTGGTGCACTTTGGCTTTAAGATCCTCCAACTCTTTTGCATTTGTACTGGCTGATTCTGTCTGTGCAGTTAACTGAGAATTAAGCTCTTTTACCTTAGCAGTCTGTTCTTCTAACTGCTTTTTAATATCTTCATAATCTGAGTACTGTTTTAGAGCCTTCTCTTCTCCTTTTTTCTCTGCTCTTGCAACACGATCACCAATAATTGCATCAAGTTGCTCCTGCGTTTCAATTACTTTAAATTCTGACATTTCTTGTCTCCTTCCCATTTCACCGGATGGTATCCGTAACAAATAAAAAAGCCAGTATAATTACTGACCTTAATATCTAATCTGTTGTTTACGCTCCTCAGTCTTACACTCTACACACTGCCAGTGTGCCAGAACCATACTGTCTAGAATTGATATATCTGCTCCATCTAATTGCGATTCATAGCCGAAACCACCTTTTGAGCCGATTGCTCTTTTATCACAGTTAGTGATTACTTGCGTGGCTGCCGATTGCTCCATGTGCTGGATGGATCCGTTGGCTATACCCTGCTCCCAGAGTGAGAATGATTTAATTACTTCAGCGACCTTAGGCAAAATAGGTTTACCCAGCCTCTCATCTCTCATCTCATCTGCAAGTAAAGTCTGGCCATTGGCACCATCAACTACCACCTTCCTGATATCAGCCTGTTTCAAAAAATCTATCAGCCAGGCTGTGCCACTCTTAATTGGTACACAATCAATAGTTTCTACAAATACATGCTCATCTTCAGTTTTTACTGCGATTGATAAAGCCACATTCTCATTGTCATGGCCAAATTTAATACCAGCGAATAGCTTACCCTTTAACTTAGGTAACGCATCCACCTTCAGAGCATCCCACTCCATCTTACTTATTGCTGATTTCTGATTGTACTTTAACCACAGACCTAACCGCTGTATATTAAAATCTATATCATCATCACCAACTTCAGACCGGATAGCACGCTCTTTTAGACCATAACCCAGAGATGGATTAGTTGCATACCACAGCTCCTCATCTTTAGGATCAGATAACTTTGGTACTGACCACTCACACCAGCCTGACTCATAGCCTGAGCCTGAGAGCACTCTATTCCTGAACTGCATAAACACTGTACCAGCACTTATTGCAGTAGGTGGAGTACCGAACATCAGAGTTTGTGGATTATCTGAGTCGGATACAACATACTTTAATGCTGTCTCTTGCTCTGTGGTGTACTCCTGAGCCTCATCTATCAGCAGTAGATCATAGCCTTCACCAAGTCCACCGGTACTCGTCCGAGTCCGAAACTCAATGATACCACCATTACTGATATACAAATGCTCTTTACCAAATGCTCTGTATGATGATTCAATCTCCACATCTTCTGACTTCTCACAAAACCGCCTCAGCCGCTCCCATATCGAGTGAGCTGTGCTAGTCCTGTGTGCAGTGTATAAGATTTTCTCACCTTGCTTTAGGCCCCATAAGCATCTGGCCATAGCCACCTCAGTTTTACCATTCCGCCTTGATACGGCAAAGCCAAATTTCTGGTGTAGCCATAAACCTTCATCATCCACAGCCATGAGATCATAAACTAATGCGCTCTGCCACGGATATAAAGTCCGCTCTGTGGTAGCATAAATATCAACCGCTTCTTGGCCTCTTGTTTTAGTGTAATTTTGGATCACGGATACCGTTGGAGATTGCTCACCATAACGGATATCCTCACTCATGTATCCTCCTTCCTATATCATTTATAGATTTTCCCACACATTATGCTCCCATTCAGTCTGTAATTGTGGGCCCTTCTCTGCAGTATATATAATCGTACATCCACAACCTGGATGCCGTGCAAAGACTCCTAACTCTAAAGCATCTTTATAATCCCACTCTCCTGCACGCTCTTCGCAAAATTGACATGGCTGCGTTCTATTCCGCAGTCCAACATCATCATAAATCCGTGTAACCTTCACATCATAACCAACATTTTTCTGAAAGCCGGCATTGTCTTTCATCATTCTGGCAGTTATATTCTGTGCAAAATTCATGGTATCGTGATTTATTATTCCAGCTGCTTCAGAATAAGCCGCAGCTTGTACTGCATTTTTAGTTGTTAAAGTTACGGCTCCAGCATCTATCTTAGATACTATTGCTTTAAGGTTTATCTCAGCCTTTTTATTAAGAATAGTCTGCACTTCTTTTGTGTAATTACTAACTGTGCCATAAGTAGCCTCTAATCCACTGGGTAACACTTCAGCTACCACCGCTCTGTACTCCGCAGCAGTCAAAGCATCATCTGCTAAATTGGCTGCTAAAGCATTATTGAGAGCTGTGGATACCTCCATAGCGTACTTATTAGCATCTTTATATGTTGCAGTACTATTCCGGAGCTTTTTTTGTAAAGATCTAATCTTAGTATTGCCGTTAATATTAGCCTTAAAATCTCTTGCAATCTTATTAACAATTGCATCTGTAGCCATTACTCTTCACCTTCAATGTTTACAGTGAATATGTTTTCACCTTCTCCACCATTTATGCCGGTCATTTCTCTGAGCACTGCATGATCAAAGAAACCAGGTACCGCCTGATTGATCTTAATAGCTCCATCTCCAATTGCGGAAAGTGTAGCTGCATCCGGCTCAAATATCGGCTCCCACAATACTCTAGTGTTATATATCTCGGATCTGAGATATGGAGTATTGTCTCTCACGCACGCTGCCAGATATCCGGCATTGAGTAACCCAGTACCCATAGTGTGCTGAGCCTTTCTTGCTGTGAGCCTTAATGATTCATGGCTGGCTTTGATTGCTTCAGCACTGCTTGGATTCTGACTTGGGAAACCAAGATCATCAAGTGTTAACCCTGTCTCTCCGGCAAACAGTCCGGCAAACATTCTCAACTGCTCTGAGTGAGGAGCCATTGAAGCTGCCTGGAACTGGCCCACTACTGGATGATCACCATCCTCATCTTTATCTATTCTGAGCATACTTGACATTGTGGCCTTCCACTTATCCAGTACTTCAGCATCCGGATTCATACCGAGTATATATTTCTGTGGATAACTAAAGAACTCAGCTGCGATCTCAGACCGCTTTACAGTCCTTATTGCAGAATTGACTATACTCATACAAGCTCTGCTGATCCTACTGTGGCCAAATGGTCTCTTGGCATCAGGCCTGTTGATTATCGGTACCAGCAGTGGATATGGAGCTGCATTAGAAATATCAGCCATTATCCTACCACCCTGATAGATGATAGTATGACCTGGTATGAAATATGCCTCAGTAAGTGGATTATCTCTCTCATCGAAATCAATGATAGCGTATCCTTCAGTAAGCATGTTAGTGATTGGATCTATAATGCCTGTTGCGTGAGATCCATCAATTACTCTCATTCTCGGATATCCATCATCATCAGTTGTGATGTAGATAAAATCACAGCTTGTTATAAGAGCTCCAAGTATAGCACTGTCAACTAAAATATCTTTATTATTGAGATTGAAGATATCATTCATTCCGAAATTATCATTCTCGAACTCTCTGAATACCAACCTATCTGCCAGTGAGTCTACAGCTCTACCACACCAACCTAATGCTCCCATCCAGAAACGTAAATCTGGCGGCGTGGATATATTCAGGTCCCTTACTATCTGTTTCATCTCATAGTATTTATACCTGAGCTTTACTCTGTTCTTCTTATATGCGAGTTTGTCTCTGAGATAATCAATACCTTTTAATGTAGGCATATTAACGCTCCTTCTTGTATTAAAAATGCTGGGAGGGCCCAGCTAATGATTTACCATGCGTTTTTATGTGCA